AGGTAAGGCAACTACCTCGGCGCAGCTGTTGGCTATTGCTAACGATACAGCTCGCCTTAATGTTAAAAAGTCTATGTATGAGCTAGAGCAAGCTATAGCCTCAGGTGATATTAAGGCAATTGAGGCTGCTACTAATAAACTTAACAAAGATGTAGAAATCTTAGGCGCGTTGCAAAATCAAAAATACACTGTCACACAAATAGCAGATATTCTCAATGCCTTAAAACCTAAAGAGCTCATAGATATTGAAAACTTAAAATTGGCTTTAGCCCTTTTGGCACAGCTTAAAATACCTAGTCTTAATGTGCCTGGCGTTATCGCACCTCCTAGCGGCGGCGGAGGCGGCGGCGGCGGAGGCGGCGGAGGCGGCGGGTTTATACAAGGCCCTAATGGAATCTCACCTACAACCCTGCCTCGCACTTTAGATGAAGTAAACACAGCTGTCGCAGATTTAGGCGGGGTTGTATCAGTTATTGGTCAAAACGGTAAAGAGTTTACGGCGCTTGTAGATGGTGCAGCTGCCGTGTTTCAAGGGTTAGAGGATAGCGTGGCCAAAAACCTATTTATTGCGCAAGGTATTTTAACCCAACCTTTTAATGCTGGATCTTTTAGAACGGCTGAGGGTGGCTCTATGTTTAACTCAGGTGCTACAGGGGCATACGACAAGGGCGGTACAACTGTCAATATAACTGTACAAGGTTCAGTGCTCAGCGAGCAGGATTTAGTACAGGTAGTACAAAATGCCGTACAAGCCAATAATCGTTATGGCAATAACCTCAACGTAGCTGGATCTCTCTAATGGCTATTCCAATTCTAAACGCTGTTATTAACTTTTCTACAGGCCCTTCTTTTACACAGACAATGGTTTTAGGCACGGGCATATTAGGCACAAACCTTTTAGGCGATAGCGCCTCAGTTATTGTGGATGTATCTGACCAGGTGGACCAATTGCGCACACAACGCGGTAGAGATGTTCAGTCAGACCAATTTCAGACTGGCACTATGGCAATGCGGCTTATAGATCAAAACGGAGATTTTAACCCGCAAAATGTAAACAGCCCTTACTACGGCTTGCTCACGCCTATGAAAAAAGTACAGATCAGTGCCACTTATGGCCCAACTACTTACTTGATCTTTAGCGGCTTTATTACTGGCTACTCAACTGTTACACCTAAAAATGTTGGAGAATTGCAGTACACAACAATTACCTGCGTAGATGCTTTTAGACTGGCTCAAAACGCACAGATCAGTACCGTTACAGCTGCGCCTGCAGGCCAACTTAGCGGCGCTCGTATTAACGCAATTTTGGATCAAATCAATTGGCCAGCAAGTATGCGTGATGTAGATGCTGGACTTACAACCCTGCAGGCAGATCCAGGCACAGCTCGTACAGCCCTAGCTGCCATGCAGACTGTAGAAACAAGCGAGTACGGCGCGCTCTATGTGGACACTGCAGGTTTTTTTACTTTTCAAGATCGCAGCGTAACGGCTGGCGGATCAGGTAACTCTGCAGTGATCTTTAATAACACTGGCGTAGGTATTAGATATTTTAATGCTGTATGGCTGCTCAATGATGCCCAGGTGTACAACTCAGCACAGATCACACGCACAGGTGGTACAACTCAATCAGCTAGTAATGCTGATTCTATTGATAAGTATTTCTTACACAGCTATAACCAGCAAAACCTTTTAATGGAAACAGATGCCGTGGCCCTGCAATATGCCCAATCTTATGTGGCCTCTCGCGCTGAAACTACAGTCCGCTGTGATGCTATTACCCTAGATCTTTACACAGAAAATTATGATGCTGGCATCATTGCAGCACTTGACCTAGATTTCTTTGACCCTGTAACAATTACCACTACCCAGTCAGGTAATTCCATTTTATCTAAGACCTTGCAGGTTTTTGGCGTAGCAATGGATATATCACCTAACCGTTGGCAAGTAACCTTTACGACTTTAGAGCCTGTCATAGATGGTTTTGTATTGGATAGCTCTATTTATGGCTTACTCGACACTGGCGTATTGACTTACTAAGGAGACACAATGGCAAAACAAACGTACACGACTGGACAGGTTTTAACAGCTGCTCAGATGACTACCCTGCAGGCTAACGATTACAACTGGACCGTGAGCGCTAAAACGGCTAACTATGTCCTAGTAGCCGCCGATGCAGGTACCCGTATCACAATGACAAATGCAAGTGCGACAACGATCACAGTAAACACTGGAGTCTTTACAGCTGGTGATACTTTGGAAATTATCAATTTAGGTGCTGGCATTTGTACTATTACAGCTGGAACTGCGACGGTTAGCACCGCTGGATCATTGGCTTTATCACAATACGAAAGCGGCATTTTATTTTTTAACTCTAGTGGTGTTGCGGTTTTCTTTGACTATACGCAATCAGGTGGAACTGTTTCACCTTTAACAACTAAGGGTGATCTTTATGGTTACGACACTACCAACGCTAGAGTGCCAATTGGAACAAACGGTCAAGTATTGACCGCTGACTCAACAGCCGCATTAGGATTAAAATGGGCAACACCTTCAGCTGGTGGCGGTGGCAAAGTTTTACAGGTAGTAAATGCAACTACAACGACAGCAGTATCTAGTTCATCAGCAACACATGCTGATACTGGCTTAACTGCAACTATAACTCCTACAGCGAGCACAAGTAAGATTCTAGTGCTTGTAAGTCAGACTGGATTGAAAAAAACAGCTGGTGCAAGCAATACGTTTTTAGCATTAAAATTACTACGAGGTTCAACGGTTCTTTCAACTTTTGAGGATACTGCTACTTTTACAAATAGCGCACAAGAAAATCGCGTTGGTGGCAGTAGTGCTACTTATTTAGATTCACCAGCCACAACATCCGCGACAACTTATAAAACAACTTTTGCAAGCGGGGCTGGTACTGCTTCAGTTACTGTTCAAGAAGCTGCTTGCATGTCCACAATTACTTTATTAGAAATAGGTGCATAATGGCTACAGGTGCAGATGTTTTAGAAATGTTATTGCCTAGCGGTGGTTGGGTTATTTATGACAATGATTATAATTCAATTCGCTATGATGAAGGTGTAACTCCTATAAGCGAAAAGGATTTTAATGATGGTTTTGCAAAATACGACACATTTAAGTTGCAAAAAGATCAAGCTGCCATAACGGCCAAAACCAATGCTCAATCAAAATTAGAAGCTTTGGGTTTAACAGCGGCAGATTTGCAAGCGCTTGGTTTGTAATGGAAAGTAGTTACAACGGCTACCCAGCCAGTAAAGATCCAGCGGCTATTGGAATCAAGCCATACGTTGTTCAGGGTACAAACCTAAAGCTACGTTGTGTTGAGAGTGTGGGGCCATTGCTTGCTGGTTTTGCAGCTGAGTTCAATGAGCTAATAGAACCGCTCGATCATGGCGCTTTAGATGACTGGGCATATTGCTACAGGATGGTCAGAGCTGAGCCAACAAAGCTAAGCAACCATGCCAGTGGAACAGCGATAGACCTTAATGCAACTAAGCACCCGCTAGGTAAGGCGGGTACTTTTCCAGTTGAAAAGGTGCCAATGATCCAGGCGTTAGCTAAAAAATATGGCCTCACCTGGGGTGGAGATTACAAAACCCGCAAGGATGAAATGCACTTTGAAATCAGTATTAGCGCAGCTAAAGCGGCGGCGTTGATAGACAAGTTAGGGCTAGAAAAGAGCAACCAATGAACGAGCAACTAAAGGCTGCAGGCCTTTCCTATATCCGCGCAGCTCTCAGTGCTGCAGGTGCTTTGTATATCTCAGGTATTACTGACCCTAAAGTATTGGTTAACGCCTTTATTGCAGGGTTAGTTGGCCCACTACTTAAAGCCCTTGCACCTAATGAAAAGCAATTCGGCGTAGGGTCTAAATAAATGAGTCAGGCTCAGTCGTGGCTTGCTTTGTTATTGGGGATAGCAACGCTTGTGGGCTGCGCGGCTGGGCTTGTACGCCACCTTGTTAAATATTATTTAGCAGAATTAAGGCCTGACGATAATGGCGGCCATAACCTACGTGGACGCATTGATCGCATAGAGCTGCGAGTGGACGAAATCTACAAATTACTACTTGAATCTAAGCAGTAATATTTCTTTGATAAAACCCGCGTATTGCATCTTGTTGGCTGGCACTGCGTATAACGCTCATAGGTTGAGTGTCTATACCTGGGGTTGAAGCTGAAGCGTTGAGCCAATGCTGATTATCTTTCCATAGGTTTGCAGCTACTAAAGCATGCTGTACAAAATAAGCCATATCACGGCCTCTTACTCGCAAACAAAACTCAGTCTCTATGAGCTTTGAGTTTTCCTTTAACCAGTTGGTACCTACTATCAACAGATCCCCTGGATTTACAGCTCTTTCATCTTCACCGTAACCAAAACAAGCTAATCGTCCATCCATTTTGTGATGGCTTGTCATGTCTATTGTGCCGTGGGGTTGCATGCGCGGAGCGGCCATTATCTTGCCCTTTCTATTGAGCCTCGGCGTGTCGCATCTTGTAGTTTGTCAGGGTCTCCCCTTACCATTTACCTGTTCGACAAAACCGTGAGGCTAAGGGCTAGCACTCCAATAACTCAATAGATTTTTTTGGATTTTGATAATCCGAATTGTTACATTATGTAAACTTAAAATAGGCTTGAATTGCCTACTAGATGTTTACATAACTATTGATCTTGTACTGCAGCCCTATGGCCCCACCTTACCAGTTAAGGGCTAACACAATGGATGTATTACAGGTGCCACCACTCATATGGGCTGTGCTTTTAGCAGCTGCAACTTTCTACTTAGGTCTGCTACTTGGATCTAAATACACCTACCAGCAAGGCCAGCGAGATGGTTACAAGCGAGCCATGAAGAAGGTACAGCGTTATGGGGTAGATCAATGAGCGATTTTCTCAAAGACTACGAAGGTGCTAATGACACGATTATTAGATTTCGCCGTGAGTTTCCTTTTGGGCGAATCACAACAGTTATTGCAGATGCAGAATTAGCAGCTGGTTGGATTTTATTTAAAGCTGAGATTTACAGAGAGTTTGAAGATCAAACCCCTAGTGCAACAGGTTATGCCTACGGCAATGTGGCCGCTTATCCGCAGAATATGAAGAAATGGTTTGTCGAAGATACAGAGACAAGTGCAATAGCAAGAGCTATTAAACTACTAACCCCTACGACCACTCGCCCATCAAAGGAAGAAATGGCGCGTGTGGAATATGAGCCAACACCCAGTAAATCCGAGGATGATCTATGGGCCAGTCTTACTGTTAAACAAACAGAGATTGAAACTGGTACCCAATCTTTAGGCACAGTAATTAGCCTGGTTAAAGACAAAATAGAAGCTGCTCCCCCACAAACACCTATGTGCAAGCACGGATACATGACCTTTAAAAAAGGTGTATCAAAGACCACCAATAAACCTTACGAAGGCTATACATGTGTGAGCACAGACCGTAACGACCAGTGCAAGCCAGTGTGGCTGTAATGGGAGAAATCAGCTTTAGCAAGATAGGCAGCGGCCTTACCTCAACGATTCATGATGATGGCAGCATCACAACGTTGCCCGACAAATGGTGCGATTGTTGTGAGCTTAATAGGTCTGCAATTGGCGGCTTAGAGGTAAAAGATGTAAGCGGCGAAAAGGTTATGTGGCTGTGTTCACAATGTCGCAGATAGATGAAGTAATCCTGGATCGAAGCCAGGAAATCACAGCTCATCAAGCGGCACTGGACCGAGCTAAGGTCATGGATGATCGCTATTTCAGGTTATACGGTCAAAAACTTAATTACCACGAGATGATTTCGCAACATGCTGAAGCTGCAGGTGCCGAGATTGCTGTAGCTGAGTGGCTAGGCATTACAGGGTTTAACCCGACTATTAACACCTTTAAAACTGAGGCAGATGTAGGCACAGGCATAGAGGTAAAGCACACCTTTCACTTATCGGGTGCTTTGATCTTGCAGGAATCACAAAAGCAACGGCCTAATGATGTCTGCATATTGGTAATTGGTAAATCCCCTGTGTACAGACTTATTGGCTGGATGCCTGCTTCTATGGCAATGACAGAAAAGTACAAACACCCTAGACAAGCTAGTTACTGGATACCTCAATTTAACCTGTTTGAGATGCGATACCTAAGGAAGTCAATCTATGGACAAAATTAGATTTAATTGCAGGTTTTGTAAGAAAGTCACTGACCAGGTAGAGCGCATTGTGAGCCATAACATGCCTGAGTACGTCAAGGTCTTAGAGTGCTACAGCTGCGGCAAACTGTCTGTCTGTCAGATGGACATGGTCACTAGCTGGGCAGATGCTATGGACTGCGACTAATGACACGCCCAAGATCACGCATATTCTCGGCTAACCTTGACATGGGGGTGTATCGTGGACACTCACAGCAGCGGGAGGATTTGACTCCCAATAGAGAGAATCACTCAAACCCTAATTCGATTGATAAATCGCATGCTTGTAGGTTTGTACTCCTAATGCTAATACTCCTACAAATGGCCATACCTATGTCTTCATATAGCTACAGCTATTCTGTAGATCAATTGCGTTTATACACTCATAGTAGAGTTATTAACTATAAAGAGTTTGTATGTATAGATGCGATCTTATGGAAAGAGAGTAGATACAACTACTTAGCCCGTAACGGTAGCCACTATGGCATAGGTCAGATGAAGTCTAAGCGTTACCAATCTAAAGACCCCTATACACAAATAGATTTAACAATCGCTTATACACTTAATAGATATAAGAGCTTATGTAATGCATATGCTTATCACTTAAAGCATGGGTACTATTGATGAGTATTAGAGGTAGAGACCCACGTAATCAGCGTAGATACAAAGAGATTAGGTTAGTAGTGTTAGCTCGTGACCAATACACCTGTTATTACTGCAACTCCCCTGATGCTATGACTGTAGATCACATAGTGCCTGTATCTAAAATGGAAGATAAACAAGATGCTTATGACCCTAACAATATGGTTGCTGCATGCAAGCGTTGTAACAGCTCTAAGGGTTCAAGGTCACAGGCGGCTTTTTTAGCCAAGACGGCTACCCCCCCTGTCTTTTCAGACTCTTTTTCCCCAGAAATGACCGAGACGGTTCACCCAGGCCCCATGACCCGCGGTATTGCGCCCTTATGACAACAGAGCTAGTACAAAATAAACCAGCCCTCATGGGGGCTACCCGACCTCGGCTTCATACACCCTGGGTTGGCGGTGTTTCAAAGGTAGGTGCAGTAATAGAGCTTGCAGAAAAGATTGGACAACCCCTTTTAGAGTGGCAAAAAATAGTTCTGACTGACATGTTAGCTGTAGATGAAAATGACATGTTTGTAAAAAAGAGTGCGCTGTTCATCTGTGCCAGGCAGTCAGGTAAAAGTCATATGTTGCGTATGAGATGCCTGGCTGGGCTGTTTTGTTTTGGTGAAATGAATATTTTGATTATGTCTTCTCAACGACAGATGGCTAGTAAGAGCTTAGAAATAATGGCGGGCATTATTGAACGCAACCCTTTCTTGTTGGCCCTTGTCAAAGGTGGCAGTATAGAAAAAGCCTACAGGCGTACTAACGGTAATGAGCGCATCATCCTGGAAACAGGTGCCGAGATCAAGGTAGTAGCTGCTACAACTGACAGCGCTCGCGGATTATCTGCCGACATGATCTGGATAGATGAGCTGCGAGATGTTGGAGTAGAGGCGTTGGATGCAAGTAAAAGTACAACGCTCACGCGCCCTAATTCCCAGCGTTATTACACCTCTAATGCGGGCCATAAACTCAGCACAGTGCTTAATGAAATGCGCGAAAGATCGTTGAATAAGCCGCCTAAATCTGTTGGCTATTATGAATACAGCGCCCCTGATAATTGCGATATATGGGACAGGTCTGCCTGGGCAATGGCCAACCCATCCTTAGGCACACTAATTAGTGAGACAGCTATAGAGGAAATTATTAGCACTTCAACCTATGCAGCTGCAATGACTGAGACTTTGTGCAAATGGGTCGGTACTGAAAGCTCACCCTGGACACCTGGCAGTTGGGAAGAGTGCGCCGATCCGCACATGGTTATGGCACCTGGTATGTACACAATGTTTGCTTTTGACATAGAGCCACACGCTAAGCGCCATGCTGCCCTTATGGCAGGTTGCATACTGCCTGACGGCCGTATGGGATTGAGTTTAGTTAAGACCTGGGAATCCGATCGCGCTATAGATGAGCTAAAAGTAGCCGTAGATATAAAAGCCTATTGTGATGAGTGGCGGCCTAAGTTAGTGCTGTTTGACAAGTTTACAGGCCAGGCCGTTGCCGACAGATTGCATAATTCAGGTGTCATGGTTGAAGATTGCAGTGGTACACAGTTTTACAATGCTTGTTCAGTGTTTAAAGATTGCATAGATAACAAGCGCCTAGTTCATGGCGACCAACCAGGTCTTAATGAAGCTATGGACAACGTAGCTGCTAAAAGCAATGATGCTGCCTGGCGCATCATCCGCAAAAAATCCAGCGGGTCTGTAGCAGCTCCTATCAGCGCAGCAATGTTGGCATTGCACCTGTCTAAGCCTGTATCTGAGGCTAAAGTTTATAGTTAGACACGCCGAGCAATAACTGAAATATGCTTGACAAACCTCAAAGATCCCCTCATGGGATTACTGCAGACTTTTGGGCTAAAAGCTAAAGATAATGTTGTAGAGGCACAGTACGCCCCTGCCATTATGGATGGCGGCTATGGCATAGGCCCTTATAGCTATAACACAGGATTTAGCACAGGTTATGGCGCAGGCATTATGGATCGCCTTACGGCGTTGCAAGTTGCTTCAGTATCACGTTGCCGTAATTTAATTTGTGGTGTTATTTCAAGTATTGATTTAGAGCTGTACAATAAAAAATCAGGTGCAGAATTAGAAAGTCCATTGTGGCTAGAGCAACCCGATATTAGACAACCTCGCAGTGTAACAATTAGTTATACCGTAGATGCGCTTTTGTTTTACGGTACAGCCTATTGGCGCGTTACTTCATTGTATGCAGATGATGGCCGTCCTAGCGGTTTTGAGTTTATTCCTAATAACCGTGTTACAGCTACGACTGATAAGTTTGGTATGGAAATTGAGTACTACACAGTTAATGGCGAGCCTGTTCCAATGTCAGGTATTGGTTCTCTTGTAACTTTCCAATCTTTGTTACCTGGTGTTTTATCAACTGGTGCGCGTACGATACAAGCTGCACTAGATATACAAAAAGCTGCATGTGTAGCAGCTGCAACACCTATGGCAACAGGATTTATCAAAAATAATGGCGCAGATTTACCTGAGGCCCAGGTTCAAGGTTTGCTTGCAGGATGGAAAGCCGCACGACAAAATCGCAGCACAGCATATTTAACAAGCACACTTTCTTATGAAACTGTTGGCTACTCCCCTAAAGAAATGACATATAACGAAAGTTCACAATATTTAGCCACGGAAATTGCGCGATTGATGAACGTACCTGCTTATTACATTTCTGCAGATATGAATAACAGCATGACGTACCAAAATATTTTAGATGGTCGTAAAGAGTTTGTGGCTTATTCATTGCAGCCTTTTATTAGCGCAATTGAAAATCGTTTGTCTATGGATGACATTACACGCCACGGCAATATTGTGCGTTTTGCTATTGATGAATCCTTTTTGCGCGCAGACACAATGGCGCGATTATTAGCAATTGAAAAAATGATCCAACTAGGACTAATTACAAAAGAGCAAGCCGCTGCAGATGAGCAGATGGCTCCA